ATTGATATTTCAATATGCTTCTTTCAATAATTCTCGTTCTTTACATTTCTTTCTTGCTGCTTTCCCCGTGGTTTGCATATGGCTTACCGCCATGGGAGTCTGCACTATGGCATTCAACCTTAATGGTTTTAACTTTAACCAGTCAGTAGTTGATGCTAATGGAAAGGTAGTCCCAACATGGGCTGATGTATTAAACAGAGCTAACCTCGGCTTCGAGGTAATGCACGAGCGTAACGCTCACAACTTCCCACTTGATTTGGCTTCTGTTGAGTCAACACAAGTTGCACTAAACGCTCCGGAAATTGGCTGAAAAAATTGTTTTATATCTAACGTTTATTACTAATTTATTTATCTGCTCTGGCGTTATCCGCCATTGGAACAATATGTCACAACAAAGCAACAAGGCTCCAGCATTCGTAACACCGATTGCTCCACAGTCTTATGAAAAAACAGAAGAATACCAATCATTAGAAGAAGCTCTTACAGGTGAAGTTAAAAAAGACAAAGAACCTGAAGGCGATCCTTCTTACTAACGCTTCGTCCGTTCATCCCTCCGGGGACGCATGACTCCTAAGCATGGAACGGGGCTTAGGTATATGGAGATGACACAATGAAAGTTACTTTCGTATATCGTGGCGTTGCTTACACAAGAATAATCGGTTAAGCGATCCGGGAGGTGCAAGTCCTCCCTATTCAATTTGGCTTTTGCCCTCTAAGGAGGATACCATCAGCCGTATATACGGTGGGATAGACCACAAAACGTTAGAGTCTCACGTTAGACCAAACGAGATTCACACATTTTCAGATCTGAAGACGATAATTTATACCTTTAATTTTTAACCAAAAAAAATGGCACAACAATCCAGCACTAACCCTGCCTCACAAACCAATCTAGGTAGGATCAATGGTGGAACAAACGCCCTTAATAATAGAGATTTATATTTAAAATTATTTAGTGGCGAAATGTTCAAAGGATTCCAGCACGAAACAATTGCTAGGGATCTTGTAATGAAGAGAACTTTGAAGAACGGTAAGAGTCTTCAGTTCATCTACACTGGACGCACAAAAGCCGAGTATCACACACCCGGTAACAGCATTCTAGGTAACGACCAGAAGGCTCCTCCAGTGGCAGAAAAAACCATAACATGCGATGACCTATTAATCAGTTCTGCATTCGTGTATGAGCTAGACGAGACACTCGCACATTATGAATTGAGAGGAGAAATTTCCAAGAAGATTGGATATGCTCTTGCTCAAAAGTATGACCGTATGATCTTTAGATCAATTACTCGTGGTGCACGTAAAGACTCTCCAGTCTCTATGTCTAACTACGAAGAGCCCGGTGGTACACAAATCCAAGTTGGTGGCGGTTCTGATGCTGACGATGCTTATAGCTCTACTCACCTAATCAATGCTTTCTATGATGCAGCTGCTGCACTAGATGAGAAAGGTGTAAGTACACAAGGCAGAGTTGGTGTTTTAAACCCACGCCAATACTACGCACTTATACAAGAAGTTGGTAATAACGGTCTAGTAAACAGAGATGTCCAAGGTACTGCATTGCAGTCTGGTAATGGCATTATCGAGATCGCTGGAATCAAAATTTATAAGTCAATGAATATTCCATTCTTCAGTAAGTATGGTACTAAGTACGCTCCTTCTTCAGGTGCTAGTGCTGCTACAGACCTTGCTACTGTTGATCCCGGAAACACAGGTGATTTCGTATCAGAATCTATTGAAACTGGTACAGCTGCTACAGGCAACAACTATGGTGTTCGCAACAACTATGGTGCAAGCACTGCTTTTGCTAATAGCTGTGGTTTAATCTTCCAAAAAGAAGCTGCTGGTATCGTTGAGGCAATCGGTCCTCAAGTACAGGTAACTTCTGGAGATGTGTCTGTTGTTTACCAAGGCGATGTAATCTTAGGAAGACTCGCTATGGGAGCAGACTACTTGAATCCAGCTGCTGCTGTTGAATTGTTCGCAGGAACTTCAACTAAGCCAACTGCATTCTAATTTATACATTTATACGGGAGCTTCGGCTCCCTTTTTTTTTTATTATGGCTACCTCTACAGTTGCAATCGATACCGAACTATCCGCAGTCAATTCTATACTGGGAGCCATCGGTCAATCTCCACTTACAACTTTAAATTTTACTAATCCAGAAACAGCATTTATTTATAATATTCTTGAGGAAACAATTAAAGACGTTTTAAATGAAGGTTGGCATTTTAATACTGAACATCACGTAGAAGTTACACCTGATAGTAATGGGTATTTAATTATCCCTACAACTTATTTAAGGTATGACTTATCTGATGGTGGTGAAAACAGACACATGGATGTCGTTAGACGTAACGGCAGACTATATGACAAAGTAAATCATACTGATATATTTTCAGGATCTTTATTTTTAGACGTTGTTTATCTATATTCATTTACTGATATACCTTCTGTATTTCAACGTTACATAATTGCAAAATCATCTTCCAGAGCAGCTGCTCAGTTAGTTGCTAATGCAGAAACTTTTAAACTTTTACAACAACAAGAAGCTTTATCAAGAGCTGCACTTGTCGAATACGAATGTAATCAAGGTGATCATTCATTCTTCGGCTGGCCACATGAAACTTCATATAGATCTTATCAACCATACAAATCCTTAAGTAGATAATGGCAAGTATTACACAACAAATTCCAACATTAACTGGAGGAGTATCACAACAAGCTGATGAATTAAAAGTACCGGGACAAGTTAATGTGGCTGACAATGTGTTGCCTGATATAACTCATGGATTGATGAAGCGTCCCGGAGGAAAATTAATAGCTTCTCTAAGTGATAACTCAACCTCTTCCTTAAACTCTGTAGAAAAGGGGCGTTGGTTTCATTACTACAGAGATGAACAAGAACAATATATAGGACAAGTTAGCAGAGGTGGTGATGTAAATATGTGGTCATGTTCTGAAATATGGCAACCTAATACATACCAAACTGCAACTTTAAATAGTGTTTCATCAACTGGAGTAGCACAAATTATTGTTCCTTATGCTCATAATTTGACAACTAATGATTATGTAGATTTATTTATATCTAATCCAACGTGGCCGAGTGGTAAATATCAAGTTACTAATGCTGCAAGTGGGGGTTCTGCTAATACCTTTGAGGTGCAACTACCTACTGGAATTTCTCTTGGTACGGGTGGAAATGTATCTTGCAGTTATGGTAAGAGATTATTTTTACCCGGTGATTCAGTTCCTGTTACTTATAACTCTTCAGTTTCGTCTGCCTTAACAACTTATCTTACTCATTCTAATGATGAAGATATACAAACTTTAAGTGTAAACGATACAACCTTTTTTACTAACAGAACTATACCTACTGCAATGGGGTCACAAACAGCTCCAGCAAAAACTAATGAAATATTTATAGAATTAGATCAAATTAAATACGGAGCACAATATGCTCTTAATTTGTTTGACGATACAACTTTAACTACTAAAAAAACAGCAACAAGAATTAGAGTAGAACGTACAAGAGATAGTGGAAATTATTGTGATACTAGTGGAAACTCAGTTCTTCATCAAAATAGATCTAACCAAGTAACTAGATGTCAAACAACAGATGGAAGTGGTGGTAAAACATTTAATAAAAATAATGATGAAAATGCACCTAATGTTGGCACAAATATTTTTTATGTAACAGGTGGTATAACGTTAAGAGACGAAAATCCTGTTTCTTTAATAGGTGGGAATCCTGAATATTATGACTATATAGCTACTGTTTATAACTCAAGTAATGTTGCTTATACAGGTGCAGCTCTTGCAGCTAAAAAGAATCTTATATTTCGCATAACAACTACTGGTCAATCTACACCTGTAGGTGGTGGTAGTAACGTTGAATATAGAACTAGATATACAACCAATAACGATTTTTTATTTGGTGGTGAAGGTTGGGAAGTTGGCGACTATGTAATGGTATTTATGAAAGATGCCTTATATAAAGTTACGGTAGAAGCTATAAGTACAAGCCAAATACAAGGCAATATTGGAGGATCATCTCAAGGAATTATTAGACCTACTCCAACTTCATTTGATTCCAAAACAAACGTAACTGCTTCAGGAATATTAGGAGAATTAAAAACACTTCTAGATGCAACAAGTGTATTTAGTGAAGTCAAACAAATAGGTAATGGTTTATATGTTAAACGTACACCTAACATTGTAGGTGGTGTAGATCAGAATGCTTTTAATGCTTCAACACCAAATACTAAATTAATGAATGTTGTATCTGGTGAGGTACTAACGGTAGATGATTTACCAAAAGAATGTAAACATGGAATGGTTGTAAGGGTTGCTAACAGTCAATCTGAAGATGATGATTATTTCTTAAAATTCTTTGGAGATAATGATTTAGATGGTAAAGGTGTATGGGAAGAATGTCCTAAACCCGGAGTACAGATTCAATATGATCCAGCAACAATGCCAATCCAATTACAAAGAAGTAATACAGGAGAGAATTTTGTTTTAAATCAAGTTGCATATGAAGAAGCGCAATGTGGTGATACTGATGCTTTAGGTGGTACAAACCCAAGAGCTTCGTTTGTAGGTCATCCAATAAACAAGATGATTTTCTTTAGAAATAGATTGTGCATGCTTAGTAATGAAAATGTAATCATGTCTCGTCCGGGAAACTTTTTTAATTTCTGGGCTAAGACTGCTACAACTTTTTCTAATATTGATGTTATTGATGTTTCGTGTAGTTCTGAGTGGCCGGCTATTGTTTATGACGCTATTCAAGTTAACGCTGGATTATTAATATTTACTAAAAATCAACAGTTTATGTTGACTACTGATAGTGATATTTTAAATCCATCTACTGTAAAAATTAATGCTTTATCATCTTATAACTTTAATCATAAAACTAATCCTATTTCTTTAGGTACAACTATTGGTTTCTTAGATAATGCTAATAAATATAGTAGATTTTTTGAGATGACAAACATCCTAAGAGAGGGTGAACCACAAGTTGTAGAACAAAGTAAAGTTGTTTCTGAATTATTTGCAAGAGATCTAAAACTTATTTCTAACTCAAGAGAAAATAGTATAATTTTCTTTAGTGAAGAAGATACTTCAACGCTGTACGGATATAGATATTTTACTAGTGGTAGAGAAAGAGCATTACAAGCTTGGTTTACATGGACTTTAACAGGTACAATTCGTTATCACTGCATGCTAGATGATGCTTTATATGTTGTTGTACGTAATGGTAATAAAGATCAATTACTAAGATATTCAGTTCATTTAGATGATGAAGGACATTACGTGACTGATGGAGCTGATTATCCAGTTCATTTAGACCATAGCTATAAAATAACTGCTGGTCAGGCAACATTTAATCCAAACTTTAAAACAACTACTTTTGCAGCACCACTTGGATTTTTAAATACAACAGCTGAAAAAGCTGCATTCGATACTGATGATCAAACAAACCTTGGTCACTATGGTGTGATAGGTATTCAAAGTGGTACTGGCAATTATGAATTACAAGGTAACTGGTCTCAAGGTGTTACTTCTACAACCATAACCAATGGTGGATATGGATGGAATTCAGCACCAAAAATAGTTGTTACAGGTGGTGGTGGTGCTTCAGCAAAAGCTTCATGCACTATTGATTCAGTTACTGGAGCCGTGACTTCTATAAATATTGATGACACTGGCTATAACTACACTTCAGCTCCAACTCTTACATTTGGAAATGCATGGCAAGCAAACAATGCTTATGTAGTAGGTGATCAAGTAGTTAATGGTGGTCAGATATATACATGTGATACAGCAGGAACTTCTGCTGCATCTGGTGGACCATCAGGTACAAGTAACGATATTGTTGATGGTACTGCTCGATGGGATCATAGTGGAATTGTTCCTACAGTTACGGCAACAATAAGTGGTGATTTTATAATTGGCTATAACTTTGATATGCAAGTTGAATTACCAACTTTGTATAGAACATTTACTGAAAGTGGTGGAACTAGATCAGATACTAGATCCGATTTAATAATACACAGAGTTAAATTTAGTTTTGGTAAAGTTGGAGTTTACACCGTCAATATAAAAAGACAAGGTAAACCAGACTATGTTGAAGTTATAGAAGTAAATAAAGCTGATACTGTTAAATCAAACTCTTTGACTTTCTTAGATTCAAGTTTAGAAACAGTACCGTGTTACGAGAGAAATAAAAAATTAGTAGTAAAAATTAGTTCAAAACATCCATCTCCAGCAACTATGGTTTCATATAGCTGGGAAGGAGATTACAACACAAAATCATATTCACGTGTCTAATTACATTCACCCAATAACACTGGAGGCTGCGCTTGGTGTAGCTTCCAACCTTTTACCAGATGACCGTAGGGAAGTTGAAGAGGGTCATGGACATGATCCTGTTGTGGCAATACCACGTTGTACCGAGATAGGTGACAGTGTGTATTTCACAGTTCCAAACGGTGAATTAGCCGGAGTAGCCGGCGTACAAGAAGATGGCAGAATCTGGATGCTATGTACACCAGCTATCCACAAGTACCCACTAACTTTTGCACGAGAGTCAAAAAGATATGTGGAAAGTAGACAAGAGAAGTTGCTCTGGAACATCGTTGATAAACGAAACAGAGTTCATATAAAACTACTCAAATTCCTAGGGTTCAAATTTTTACGGGAATTAAAACACGGACCTAATAACTTACCCTTTATGGAGTTTTGCCGTGTGTTTAGGAGCACAAGCTAGAGCACAAAATGAAGCTGCTCGAAGACAGTATAATGCAGCCGTTGAAAATAGAAAACGTAATTGGATGCAACAATTATCGGTTCAGAATTTAAAAAATGTTCAATACGAAGTGAACATGGATAGATCTGGAGTGGCAATGGCGGGTGTTCAACATGAGCTGCAAAGAAGAAAAATAAAAGAAAGAAAAGATGCCGAATTAAAGTACGAACAAGCATATGAGGAGGTAATGAAAAATAGTAAATATGAAAAATTAATTACTGGTGGAGCAACAGGTCGATCAATAGCTAGATTAGAACGTTTAGATAATGCAGCTTATGGAAAGAAAGTAGCATTAATAAGTAGAAATGTTTTACTTACAGATGAAGAATTAGAAATGGATGCTGACAAACGTACATCTAAATTAAAAGGTTTCCGCGAGGAACAACGTGCAAAAATGGCTTTCCAACCAATTGCTGAAGCTGAACCTGTAAGACCAGTTATGCAAAACGTTGGTGCAGCTATGTTTATGGATGCTTTATCTATTGGAACATCAGTCATACCATTATTAGGAGATTAATATGGATAGTTTTAATGAATTTCCTGATTACGCATCAGAGTTAGAAAAATCATTTCAAGCTTATAATGCCAGCGTTAATAGAAATGAAGCACTGGAAAGACAAAATGATCAGCGTAGAATACAGAGTGCTGGTAATTTTATGACAACAGTACAAGGATTAGCTAATTTTTCAGTAACAGCTAAAAGCTATTTAGAAAAGAGAGAAGAAAAAAAAATTCAAAAAGCAGAAGAAGCAGGAATTGATGATCGTATTTCAGAATTAGATGAAAGTTTTAAAGAGACTGTTGAAGATAAAGATTTTGAAAATACTATTGATTTAAGTAAAGAATTATATGGTAAAGAAATCGAAGTTGAACAAAACGCTATTGCTAATGGTGATTTAGAAGTTGCACAAAATGTACAATTTAAAACAGGACATCTATTTGAAGATAAATTTAGAGCTGTTCATCATTTAAAATATGGATACGATAATTGGTTTATAAGTAGTGGTACAGATAAAAAATTACAAGGTGCAAAAACTAGAGACGAAGCTTTAAAAATTATTAATGCATTTGAAACAAGAGTGCGTATGGTTTCTCAAGATCACTTGTCTTCTAAAATGATTAAAAAATATATTAGTCCTTTTTTAGCTGAAAAAAGAAGATCTCTTTTAGACACAAAAGATAAACAAATTGCTGAAGCAATCGTCACTAAAAGAAGAGAAATAATGAAAGCAGACTTAGGAAGAATTTTCAAAAGTCAACCTAAAGAATTACTATCATCTATATCAGATTGGAAACAAAAACATAAAGGTGCTTTTCGTAATGACAAAGAATTAAGTAGATATGTTTTTGCTGAAGCTATGGCTTCGGTTGAAGAAAATGAATCACCACCTGAAATTATTGACATGCTTCTCAAGGAAATAACTGTTCATAAGGGAACTGGTAAGCAAACTGAGATTCAACAAATAATGAAAGAAAATGAAAGGAAAGAACTTGAAATTTTTGTTGAAGAGAAAAAAAGAAAGATCCTTGATAAAAATCTAGAAAGTATAAAAACTCAACGATTAAAATATGGATTAGATTTTAAAGAAAGAGAAGCAGAATTACTTAAAAATGAAAACAGAAGATTTACTGAAGCTGAATTAAAACAAGAAATTGCGAATTGGAGAGAACAAAGTGTTCATCCTTTACCTGAAGAAATTAAAAATGCTTTGTCTGTAGAGGATCAAGTAGAGGAAGGAGTAGTTGATAGATTGTCCTACAAATATGCAAATAGAATACCAATATATCCTGAAGATTTAATAGGTTTACAAGACCCAGATAAAATTAGATATTGGAGACCTTTACAAGTAAGTAGTGATCAATGGTCTATTCCTAAAAACTTACAGGATGAAGCTAAAGAAAGTATTAAAGGTACTGTAGATTCTTATCTTGAAGTTGAAGATGGGACTAAAACTAAAAGTCCTAAGTGGATTGCAGTTAAACAAAATGCAGAACGTAGATATTTACAACTATATAAAGAACATATTCCAAAATCTTCCAGTTCAGATCAAGCTCATTTAAAAGCATTAGAGCAACTAGAAAAAGAAATAGGTGCAGGATTACTAGATAAACGACCTTCTTCTAATCCAATTAATGACTATGCACTTAATTTAGAACTAGCTCATACGGCAATTGCTAACAATAGAAGCATTATTGACACAGCTGTCATTCCGGGTACTGAGAAAGCATTAGAACTAGCTATAGCTAACCCTAAGAAAATACCTAAACTTTATAAAGATATTGCATCTAAATATAAAGACTTAACTCCACATGAGTTGATGTACTATCAGATGGAAGCTGCTGGCAACAAAGTTGATAAAGACCCTATAACTAAAGAAGTAGAACAATTAGAACCACATGTACAACAGCTACTAAAGAATCACCCAACGCATGGTCGTGTAGCTCGTGCATTACTTGAAGAATATCAGAAAGATGGTGATATAACTTATGACGATATTGAATTTTTATTAGAAGAAGTCAAAGTAAACGAAATTAAGAAACTTGATGAAGAGCTTAAAAAAAGAGGTATTACTACTCCTGAATTAGGTGCATTAACACCACAAAAAGGTGATTGGCAGTCTCTTGAAAATGGTACTTATGTAGTTTTTGATGGTGAGCAGTGGAAACAAACAGGTGTTTTTTTCACTAACAAACAACCATATATTGGAAACATAGACGAATATCTTGATAAAGATTTAATTAACAGAAAATTTTAAATTACTAAGGTAATCAAATGTACTCAGGATTCGATCCTAATAGTATTGATCCTCAAACT